CCTTTTGGACGCATCATCATTGCATTATGCCACCCAAGGCTCCCATCTACACGACCATGAAACATTCCTTTAGAATGAACTCTGCATATTTCTCTATAACCCTCTACAACAGACTTTACCTGTTCAGGTTGTTTAGCTATCATTCCTATGTTTCTATATAAACTTACTAAATGCTCAGGATGTACTGGACTTGTATTCTTTATAACGACAAATCTACCGTCACCAACTTTTTCCTTAATAAAGTTAGCGTGATGAGGACTGTTATAATCGATATCAGATATTTCATATCCAAAACTGATTCTTCGAACTTTCATAATATTATCCTTATTATACTCACCCACCTCAAAAGGTATTATATTAATTATATACTATTTTTATGATTCGTCAACTACTTTTTTTCTCCATCAATGCTACTGCTGCATCGTAATCTTCCTGAGACACAACACCTTCACGTAATAGCTTTTGTCTGTTAACCATATGCTTACCTTGGATTTCTTCTTTTGATCCGCCAAAGTATGCTACGCAATGTCCTTCTTCGATCATAATATCCGTTACACGCTCCCGCTTACCTTCGTAACGTTCTACCCAAAAGTCGCCTAAGATACGTCCGAACTTACCTTTCATATCTTCACCATCTTTGTTTTCTGTTGTGATTAGTTTACCGCCATTTTCTAACAGTTCTTTTAGTCTGTTCTTGGCTGCTGTGCCAAATACCTTTTCTACTTTGTCGCTTGTGCGTGACTCTGGTGTGTCAATGCCCATGATACGTACACGCTCATCTTTCAACCATACGCCAAACCCTAGATCGATATCTACGTCTACAGTGTCACCGTCTACGCATTTAAGTAGAACTACGTCATATTCGTTTGTGTTCATTTCTACTTTCCTATTATATGTTTTCGATGTATCTTACCACCGATAAAAGCATTATAATATTCATCCGGCTTCAAGAGTACATCTCTCTCTAACTGATATTTCATTTCATAGTAAGAACATTCTCCCTTTGTTTTACATAGTTTTAATATTTCACGCTTGAAGTTGTCAGGACCTTTCTTTTCTACTAATAGCTTTACTTCGGTACTACTTCCATAGTATTTACGCCAATCGCTCTCAGACCTGCTCTTAACCGCTCTCTTGCGTGTTTTAGTGACAGGAAGCTTCTTAGGTTTCCAAAAGAACTTCTTGCCAATATACTTCATTCCTGTATCAAGTTCTGTGATCTCATAGACAAAACCCTGATACTCTTCAGGCGTCTCATCAAACTCTTTATCATTATATGTCCACATAAAAAATAGCCCCTTTCAGGGCTATTTATATTAGTCGTCTAATACTTCGTATTCTAAGGGCGATCCGCACATTGAACAGTATTGCGGTATCTCTTCGCTATCAACTACAAGTACCTGAGTTTCCGCTTCACAAGCTTCACACTCTGCCCAATATTCCTCTTCCATGTATGCTCCTTAAAATGTTATTTCGCAGGCTCCACCTTGACATGCGATTGCGCCCATTGTATCTATGTTAGTAAATCGCTTTTCATCTAGTTCTGAGGTAAAGTCCACTGATTGAATGTTTTGTTGTATCTTCTCCCACTTATGTAGCAAAAACACATCTTTGAGACAATATTCAGTTTCTTTTGTGTCACCCATGAAGTAGTTGTCTGCAAACTTCTGGAAACGACGAATCCACTCAGCACGGATATCAGATACTTCACCTTGGAACTCAGGTGGAGTCTGTGCAATCTGTGTAGCTTCCCATAGATCACGGAACCCTTGCTTACGAGTATCAACGATTAGACCTGATGCAAACAATGCGCCTTTACCATATTGTGCGACGATTTGTTCTTCGGTCTTCACTTCGGTCATTGGTGCTTGAGCAAAGTCTTTATCACCAGACCCAGCCAAGAAACTAATACCAGCAAAACTATGACGGTTGTCATAAACATAATCCTCTACTTCAGACCACTGATGTGGCATCACTGTTACCGTATTTGACACATTGTGGCGGGTCTTTGGGTTTATACATAGTTCTACATTTGTCCCTGCTTCCACCCAGTTGTTTTGAACTAGTTTCACTTTTTCTAGTAGGTTCTTACCATATAGCTCTTCACGATATAGTGAACCCTCAGGTGAAATGATTGGGAACGCAACACAATAATCTGTGCCATTTGCAGACCATACAGATTCTTCAACCATGTATGGGTTTGTCTTTGCGATTAGCTGACCAACCTCGGTCTCTTTGTTTAGTTGAATATGACGGAGATAACGAGGAGAATGCTCAGCATGTATACCGCTCGCCGTTTGGAGTAAAACGGAAGCGTTTCCACTAGGTTTAACACACGTTGTTCTAGCTGCCGCATTGATTCCGATAAGTTTTGCAACTGTTTTGTTAACTTGTTTGACAATTTGTGCTCCTTCCTTTTGCACTTCCTCATCGAGTAAAACTTCTGGATTGTTCATCCAACCAGTAATAGAAACACCTAAGAGTGCTTCCCTAGCAAAGATTTCTTTAGAAGTTCCGTTGAGGTATTTGAAGTCTGTGTACCCTGCTTGGAGTGTTCCCATGATTGCTCCTGCTCGACAGGCTTTGAAGAACTCTTCTTTTGAGGTACATTTTCCACCGTTGATTTCTGTGAGGTTACATCCTTGCCATCCTGATTCTCCATTGATCTGAGGATACATTCCAATCTCAACACAAGGGTTCGTAGTGATATCTCTGTCGTCAACAAAGAAGAAACCTGGTTCTCCAAACTCTTTGATTGATCCCATGATTCTCTTAAAGTCTTCTTTAGATATCTCATCTCTAACAATAACAGCACTATTGTTACTACGGCCCCGCTGAGGATTATCGATAAACCAATTACCAGTTTTAGCATTAATCATCTCCACGTCATCTGTTGAAAAGAGACAGATGGTAGCTGATCTACGAACTCCACCTGCAAGAACTGCATCAGCAGCATGCATAGCAATGTCGTATACGTCAATAGGACGCAAACGTGTTTCACCTTTAAGAACACGAGATTGAATCAGGTGCTCGATTTTGTCTAGTGATCTACGTAGTGGTTCTGGTCCTGGTGCTTTAAATCCACCATTGATCATAGCACCCTTTGGACGTACATGTTGTAGATCAAAATATACTTTACGTCCTTCCATTTCTGGGAACTGACCACCACCCACAAAGTATGATGACATAAGAGCACCCAAAGCATCTGCCCATCCTTCGATAGAATCTTCTACGACCCAACCCTTTGCTTGTTTCTTACGCTCTGCAATGTTAGGTAACTTAGCCACGTGATGTTGTTGCACTGAGAAGCCAGCTCCTGCGCCACAAAGTAGCACGTAGAACAATTCTGAAAAGAAGCGAGGTCTATCAGCATAAGTTGATGTACAGTTGTACATACGCATCTGATGTTTCTTTAGTTGGTCTCCACCAAACTGTAACGCTCGTTGTGCGCCTAATGCATACTGAAGTTTGTATAGAGATTCTGCTTCATCGATTAACTGAGCGAGATCAGGTGTCATCTTGTCTTTGTAGTATTCACGATGCATATTCATGACACGTGTTACGGCTTCTTCCCAAGTCTCGTAACGTTTTTTTTCCTCATCCCATCTACTATAACCTTCGTAAAACTTTGTTTGTGACATTAACTCACGTGTATCTCTATCTCTGTTGTTCGGGACAAGTTTGAGCATTTATGCATCTCCTAAATGTAAAAAGTTTATGCCACAAATCCGTATGATTCATGGCTTATTAATGATATAGTCTTTTATTGGTGTATTATATAGTATTAGAAATATTCTTGCAACAATATATTGTAACAAGTAGTAATATTTTTTTAACTATCTTCTTTGGGTTTTTCTGGTTCTTTTGGCGTATCTGTCAAGGCTTCTTCGTAGTATCCAATGATCGCTTGTTGATCTTTTACATACCTACGTAGCTCTGCGATACCCAAAGCAAGATTTTCATAACCCTTTGGAGTAATAGCAAACAATACTACATTCCCAGTCTTGCTATTAATTTCTTCTAGTTTTTGTTCTAGATTTTCTTCAGTTACGACAAACCAATCCACTGGTGGAAACTCCACAGCCTTAGGACGTTCTTGGATTGGAATATTTTGTTTCTGATATTCAGTCTGAAGAACTACTTCCGTCTCCGGCGCCCTCGCTCCGCATGCTGCTATCGTCAACAGGCTCATCGCTAGGAGGGGTAGTTTCAGATTCGATACGATTGATGAGTTTTCCGACTGCTGCGTTAACTCTGTCTTCAAGTCCTTGTGCATTTGTTAATGCCTCCATAGTCAAGTCTATCTTTGCAAACACACCTCTCAGTTTATCAAGATGCTCTTGCGATTGTTGCAATCTTTTAGTAAGATTACGGTTTAGTTCTTCGTTCTTTTTTGCATCAGCTTGCATTTGCTCTACGGTATTCTGTAGTGTTTCTGCAGCTGTCTTTAACTTCACGTTATTTTCTCTGAGTGTTCCAATAGTCTCTTGTGACCACATGTAATAGGAATACCCTGCGTATCCCACACCACTCATCAAACTGATTAACAATAATATAAGATATAATCTAGCCATTACTTTTCTATATGATTCCTAAACTTTTTGAGAAGTCTTGGAGTCTTATCCTTTTTGCGTCTACGATCAGTGACGTTGATAGGCAACCCTATCTTACGTCTGAGTATATGCATGGGAAACCGTTTGGGTGGTCCCATGTTCTTTGTATCTTGTGGGATGCCTGCATCTGCTGCGGTCATCATTTCTTCTTTTAGTTCGCTCATCTTGCGAGTTCTCCTACGGACACGTAAACGGTCTTGTTGGTTCTAACATGAGTTGCTTCGTAGATATTTATACCAAACATATGTCCGACAGGGTAACAGTTATCTTCAACACGAATCTTATCTCTTGCATTGACCATTTCATCTAGTGTGTCGTTCAATAGCTTTTCACTAAGAACTTT